AATACCCGCTGCCGCAGACACTGTTTCCGCATGCCCCGGCAGGAGATACACAACGTCTCCATTGGTGGCTGTTGGGAAGTCCCCAGAAAAGAAGTATGCCAGCGATGCCAGCGGTGCTTCTGGGCTGCGTCCGTATCCAGCGCCGTTAGTGCCTGTCACACTGGACACGAAAAACACATTCCCGACTGTGTTCGGGAAGTGGTAATTGGAGTCGACCCACTGATTGCCGCCGACCAACGGGAAATGCGTTTTGCCTGCCATAGTTATCGTCTTTCAGTTTGGAAATGCCCCACGTCTCATTGGGACGCCGCAGGGCTTTCGGTTGTTTCTGTTGGACGCGGACCAATTTCACTTGGATCAACGCCATCAGCGATCAGCTTCGAAACTCGCAAGAACTCGATTGCTCCTGCGTAACAGTCAGACGCGACCTTCCACGGTTGAATGTGGTCGTGTCGCGGGATGAAGTTCCTCGCGAACAAATCTGCTGCGAGGCTATGGATATCCACCGAACACCCTGCGCCAACTTGTGACGCAGGCTGCTCAGTGGGTTGAGAGGTAGAGGTCGCTCGATCTTTTGCCATCGGTCATGGTTCCGATCAGGTAATCGCGTTTGCTGGAGTCAGCCCGGTGTAAGCACGCTTCGGAACACCGATGAAGGTGAAGTTTGCTTCGTCCGTGCTGGTTGTCGCCGTGATTCGCACACCGACGTACCGCAGGGTTGCACCAAGCTGAACGAGTTCGGCATCGGTGCATTCGAGGAAGTACGTGTCGTTCAGAGAATCCATCACGACAGCACCAGAGTCCTTCACGACCGTCACGGACGAGAATGAAGTCGTGGCACTGGCAACCAACTCAACGCGAGTCAGCGACGTGGTGATGATGGTTGGTCGAACCTGGACACCAATGGCTGAATAGTCCTTGGCGTCCATGTACCGAATCGTGGTTCCACCATCTGGGCTACCGAGCGTTGCCGCCGTCGAGCCGGGATCGTGGTCATAGCTTTGCACAAACAGATTTGCGCCGATCTTTTCCGTTGCAACTGCACTGGCCATTTCAATGTCTCCGAAGAGTGGAAGAGTGAATCAAATCGTCATCACGAATCAGGATCGGGTTGCCAGAGCAACGAACGGAGACAGCGTATCGCCAGCGAACGGAGTCAATGCAGATCTCCACCAGCCGCGACCGTCGTTTTCCATCCAGAACTTGAACGTGCGTTCGTGGTTTTCGAATCGGACGTGCATCGACTCGGCGGATTGCATTCCCTGCAATGTTCCTTCGAGGTATTCCGACCAGTTGCACAGCAGAAGATCGCCCACGGTCCCGAGTGCTGGACAGAACTCTGTGAAGTAGATCGGACGACCGTCAAGTCGCTCGACACCACCATCGGTCGTGAACAATGGGACTTGAACGCCGCCAGTACCGATGTTCTGGACAAGTGAACGCAACTGGGTTCGCGTGTTGTAGTTCGCGAGCCAGACAGCGTTTCCAAGTCCCCAGCATCGTGCTGACATCTTGATGACGTTCTGGAAGGTGATTGTTGCAGCAGCCTGACCGGCTTCAGCGGCAACAGAAATCAACGCCGGGTTGTTCAGAACGCCTTCAAACTGGCCAACGCCAGTTCCGCTGATGCGTTCTTTCATCAACTTGGCAGGGAATTCCGTTCGCATCCCGGATTCGATCAGGGCGATGAACGAAACTGGAGACCGTGCCAGCAATTCTTCCGAGGAATACGCCAAGCCCATCAGAGACTGAGCATTGAGCGTAACCTGTTCGTACTGTTGACGGGTTGCAGTGACCGTCTGCGTTTCAGATCGGCGATAAACCACGAATCCGCCGCTGACGCTGGTTGCATGGTTCTTATCCACGCGAGCGTTAAACGGCAGTGTTGGCGAGTTCATCGGGACGCGATTGACCAGGTTTGCCAGAGGATCTGCTGGTGCCATCACGGACAGCACATTCGGACTGTACCCGGTTGGAATCAGGAACCCGCCGTATGGATCGGACGTAGTTGACTGCTCGTCACTTCCTGCCGTCATGTTGCGGTTGGCAATCAGTGACTTCAGACGCACGTCATCCGTGTATCCGAATCGGGACGCATCCATGACAGCCGTCAGGAATTCGGTGTGAGTGGCGAAACCACGCTTCGGATCTTCGAGGAAAGCATCCTTGACCTTGATTTGCGAATTCGCATCGATGTTCGTTCGCGTCAGGTCGAGAGACGTTTGGCGGCTGGTTGAAATCTGGGTCTGCTCCAGTTTCGCCAATGCAGCAGCACGCTGTTGATCCTTCTGGATCAGTGCTTCGACTTCCTTGATCTTGGCAGGGATGGCAGCGCATTCGGCTTCCATCGCGTCGAATTCTTTTCCCTGATCTTCCGTCAGCGATCCTGCGGCGGTGAGTGCTTTCATGCTGGCGAGCAGTTCTGCCCGGCGATCCATGAGAGCCTTAATTCGTGGGTCCATGCTTCGATTCCTTGCTTGTGCAGTGGAATCGAGACGGTTTGGAAAGATGGTGCCAGACGCGAGACCACCGCAAACCGTGTTGATAGGTTTGGACGGGTGGAAACTTCGCGGGCAACAATGGCACCCATGAGAATTTCGCACGTCGCGGACGCTTAACAATGGCAAGCGCGGTCACGACGCTGATTCAGTTGTGAGTGGTTCAGATACTACACGCTCTTGGCGAACTGTCCAGAGGCTGTTCTGCGAACAATACTAATAACGGCGCGGGTCCGTTTTGCTGCCAGCGGTATCAAATCTGACCCTAACGACCATACTCGGCATCGAATGCAACCGAAGTATCGTACCCGCCATTCTCCAGACGGGTGCGAGTTCGTAACGACCGATGTTCTGTTGCAGCACGGACACAATGGACGCGACATTAAACCCCTCCATGCAACGACAGTGCCGCCACGGCCACCTTGCAACGCCGTGACGCTGATCCGTCATCGTCCACAATCGCTGCCGCGCCGGTTGACTGACGCCGAACCGAACCAGCCTGCATTTTCGCCAGAACTTGGTCAATCGACATGACGCCATCCGCCATACCAGCCGCGACAGCCTGCTTTGCGTCCATGCAGCGACCATTGCCAAACTTGTCCTTCACGTCCGACACCGAGCACCCTCGATATTTGGCGAGCGACGACACAAACTCGTCGTAGATTCGCCCAATCGCCTTCATTTCGTTGTCGACGGCCTCTTGTTTCAGCGGTTCGTATGGAATTCCTTCAGCCTTGTATTCTGGGATACGACAAACAGTAACCTTGACGCCCTCTTCTTCCAGATACTTCGACTGGTCAACGAACATCGAGTAGACTCCAACACTCGCATTGAGGCTCATCGGCGATGCAAACGACCTGTCTGCTGCCAGTCCGAGCCAGCATCCAGCCGAACACATCATCGAGTTCGAGACAGATACGATCAACTTGCCTGACCGCGCCGCAAACACTTTGTCGGCAAATTCTTTGACGCCATACGGGCTACCACCAGGGGTGTGGCAGTCGAACAATACCGCGCCGATACGATCTTCGTTCATGCACATATCAAACGCTGCCGACAGCGAGTCGATGGAGTTGCCGCCCATCATTTCCGTGAACCATGATCCGTGCTGATCAATGACACCTCGAACCGGCAGGATTGCGACGGCTTTTTGGTTCGTTCGGCCAGCGGATTTTGCCGCCACACACTGCTTTTCCGCGACGGCAACAGGATCTGGAGCATTGAAAAACATTCCACGGACGGAATCGTTAATCGCGTTGTCGGCAATCGGAAGCAAGTTCTGCTTGATCCAATTTTCTTCCATCAGCAGTGGTTGAGTCAAAAACGATCTTAGCGTAGGCATGGTTCTGCTCGCTTTTTCTTAGGGGTAATTGTCGCCACAAATTCACTGACTCGTGTCGTATTCCAATCTGCCACACACAGCGCTACGGCATCTGGCAGCTCACCGACTGAACAGCCGGATGCGTCCACCAGACGTTTCAGTGATGCGTCGCACCATTCGCCAGCAATGCGATCCGGGTTGAGTTTCATGTTCAGTTCGTTGCCAGCGGTGCAAACGCCCGCCAGCGCATCGGCGAGGTGCTTTTTGTGCTCGCCGTAGAACTCTTCCACCTTGGGCAGAAATGTTCGTGGCTGTGATGCGTCCACCTTGGCACGCTTCATTTCCTTCGATGTCATGCGTGACATTGTTTCCGACAGCATCGTGCGAACAGCGTTGCGAGCCGCTCGAATAGCCTTTGCCGCCTTTGGTGGTGCTGTTGGCGGTCTTTTCCCATCCTTTGGATTGCCCTTTGCCATTTCTCCTGCCGACGCCTGATGGTACGGTTCTGACAACGGACGGAATGCACCCTGAATGAATTCCGTATCCGCGTTTTCTGTATCGCTGGGGTTTTCTCCTTCAGCCTCACGAATCTGGTTCGGCGTGATGCTGGCTGTCGAGAATCGGTTGGTCCAATACGCGGAACGGGCGACGTGATCAGCCTTCAGGAGCGACTTGTAATCATTCTCGAATACCATCCCGTCATCACGCTGGGCCTGCGTCAGTAACTTTTCCTTGCATTCCGGTTCCCACATTTCCAGAAACTTGAGCGAGAACTTCTGAAACTCGGAACTCAGTTGTTCGACGTTACCAGCCGACTCCTTGACCATTCGCCGTAGCAACGTCAGCGGAACGTCGTACCATCGCGCAAGATCCTCGATGTTGAACTCTCGCCGTCCTCGATGGTCAGTGTCAGTGGCAGACCAATTCAACGGAACTGCCTTTTTGCCACCAACGAGCACGGCAGGAACGTTGTCCGAACCCGCCGAAAACAACTGCGCCCACTGATGCCGCAATGCGTCCTGTTCCGCCATCGCCATCGCGTTCGGGCATTCAATCACCATTCGCGGAAGTGCTGTGCTGGATGCGTCCTGTTCGGTCTTTTCAAGGGTTTGACCAAGGCCAATAGATCGCGACGCCAAATCGCCAACGCCGAGACCGTGAATGCCGTCATCATCCATCAGGATGTACGGAATTCGCAGCATATTCGAGTCGGGGATGTTGGATGGTTCTGCCGCCTTGTTGCTGACTTTCCACCACAATTGCCCGTCAGCCTCGTTGATGAATGGCGAACACCTAGATGGATGAATCGGCCACAGTTTGACGGGCGTTACTTGGTCGAAGTCGCGTTGAATCTCGGCAAATGCTGTCCCGCGATTAACCTGCCATGTGATCATCAGCGACCGAAACGCCGTGGCGCTCATGATCGGGTTTGGTCGGTCATTCAGCAGGC